ATATTTCGCGACCATCTACCGTTAACCCCATGGCGGCAATGGCAAGTGGAATAGTGCGTAATTGAGCCATGTTGTTTCCTGTTTAATGTCAAAGTGAATCTAAGTGAGACCAATTTTGCCCGCAGAACTAGCCTTAATCCATCTGATTAAATCCGCTAAATTCCGATTTTGGCGAAAGCGGAATAACGTGGCAATCTTCTTAAAGAATTACCTGTTTTAGGGTTATAAACTTGGCGCTCGTTCTTATTTACAGGCCAGTTATGAAACCGAGGACTCCCCGATATACAACCGAAATAATTAAAACGGCGCGTGACCATTATGTTTTTGGTGGACTGACGTTTGATGAAATTTCAGAAATTGACGGTATGCCGAGTGCCCGTTCTTTACGACGTTGGGCGGATGATGGCAGCTGGAATGAACTGTGCCCGTCACTGAATGCCGAGACAGCGATTGCACGACGTATTGTGTTATTGGCTGATCGTGAAAATAAGGGTGAAGCGGATTATAAAGAACTGGATTTTCTGACTAAACAACAATGCGCATTAAATCAGTCTCGCTTGCCCAGTGCCGGCATGACTAAAAAATATGGTAATGCACCTGCAGCTTCTGCGCCCCAGCAAGAACAGACAAGCGAGCGAAGCAGTAAAAGTAAGAAACGTCAGAAGAAGATCAAGAATGATGTATCGAGTATAACCAAAGAAATGCTCGATACACTCAAGGACAACTTGCTCTACCCGCACCAATTACACTGGTTTGAACATCAAGATTACCGTAGCCGGTTCATATTAAAGCCACGTCAGATTGGTGCGACCTTCTACTTTGCGTTTGAAGCATTTTATGATGCGATGGTGAATGGCCGTAATAAGATCTTCATTTCAGCATCACGGGACCAGGCGGAAATATTCAAGGCCAATATTATTGCCTTATGTCGTGAACAGTTTGGTATTGAGCTAAGCGGCTCACCACTGACGATGCGCAACAAAGGTAAAACTACAACACTGTATTTCAAGTCAACCAATGCTCGGACTGCACAATCAGCATCTGGCGACTTGTATATTGATGAAGTGTTTTGGATCCCTAAGTTTAAAGAGTTACGCAGTCTTGCCCAGGCAATGGCAACCCATAAAGATTTTCGTATTACCTATTTCAGTACGCCGTCGGTGACTAGTCATGAAGCGTATGATTTGTGGAATGGTCGCTGGTACCGCAAAACCAAAGCCTGTAATGATCCCGAGTTTGCTATTGATGTTAGCCATAAGACTTTAAAGGATGGCTTGCTTTGTGATGATGGTATCTGGCGTCAAAAGCTCAATGTTTACGATGTGGTGAAACAAGGCTTTGACCGCATTGATATTAGCATTCTGGAAAATGAATATTCGACAGAAGAGTTTAACAACCTCTTTATGTGCAAGTTCATTGATGATGCCCACAGTGCGTTTAGCCTTAAACAGTTTATGTCCTGCGTTGGTAATAGTAAGAAATGGACTGACTTTGACCCGACTTGGCCACGTCCTTATGCCATGAAACCGGTTGTTATTGGCTTTGACCCTGCGCGAACGCGAGACATTGCATCAGTGGTGGTCTTAAGTTTACCGCTTGGGCCTGATGATAAATTCCGGTTGTTGGAATCACTTAATTTAAGTGGTAATGACTTTGAAACTATGGCGAATGAAATTAAAGAACTCACGCTTAAATACCATGTTGTTCATATCGGTGTTGATACCACCGGCATGGGCTTGGGTGTGTTTGAGTTAATACAAAAATTCTTCCCGCTGGCGATGCCAATTCATTACAACCCTCATAACAAAAACAAGATGGTGATCAAGGCGCTTAATGTCATTGGCAAGAAGCGTTTTGAATTCGATGAAGGCTCAATGATGGTTGCCAGTAGCTTTATTAATATCCGCAAAAAGGTAGTTGGTGACCAAATTAGTTATGCAACCAATCGCACTGCAGCAACAGGCCATGCAGATATTGCCTGGGCAATCATGCACGCCATGATTTACGAACCATTATCTGGTGACAGCTCGAGCACCAGAACATCAATAGGATTAGATGCCGCATAATGAATTCAACTAAGAGTACGACAACAGAACCGGTGCAAGATAAATCTATCGATACCTTTAGTTTCGGTGATCCCGAGCCGTGTTTAGATAATCATATGACCGAATATATCGGGCTTTACGCTGATATGGACGGGCTATATTCACCGCCAGTGAGTTTAGCGGGACTAGTTAAATTGCTGCGCGTTAATGCCCAGCATGGACCTATTTTATATTTTAAACGCAATATGATCATGAAATGGTTCCAGCCGAATGCGTTATTAACACAGCGCACGTTTAAGAAGTTTGCTTTTGATTATTGCTGGGCAGCAAATGCATATTTGCAGATCATTAAAAATGCCTTTGGTAATGTGATCAAATTAAGACATTTACCTGCGCTGTCTATGCGCTATACCTCTACGCCTGGTGTTTATGCGCAGCGCTTAAGTAATGGCAAAGTGCTGCGGTTTAAAAAGGGTGAAGTTATCCACCTGAAAGAATACGACCCGAATCAGGGTATCTACGGTATCCCCCAATATTATGGCGGTATTCAGTCTGCGCTTTTAAACGAAGATGCCACCCTGTTCCGCCGTAAGTATTACAAGAACGGCGCACATATGGGGTTTATCTTTTCGATGGCAGACCCAAATTTGTCGACCGATGATGAAGACGAGTTGAAAAAAGCGATCAAAGATTCTCGCGGTGTGGGTAATTTTCGCAGTCTGTTTATTAATAATCGCAGTGGTAAGGCTGACGCAGAGAAGGCGATCAAGATTATTCCGGTGGGTGATATCTCGACCAAGGATGAATTTGAGCGTATTAAGAAGATGACGCTAAACGATATGTTGAGTATGCACCGCGCCCAGGAAGCATTAAGTGGGCAAACATCGGGGGAAAGTCCGGGCTTTGGTGACTTAGATAAAATCACCCGTGCGTATTACAACAATGAAGTGGTACCGATGCAGCAAGACATGATGGAAATTAACGAGTATTTACCAACGGCACAGCATATTAAATTTTCAGAGCCGGCCTATTCAGATTTAAACCCGAGGAGTGAAGGTTGATGGAAGAACTGATTGTTTTTATTCGTCAGTGGGGGCAGCTGTGTTTGTTGTCATTACTGGCCGCGGCAACGCAAATGTATATGTCTGGTACCCGGATTACTTTTTCCATTATTTTATGTCAGTGCTGATGGCAATTCTGTCTGCGTACATTGCAGAAAGCTTTTGTATTTGGCTGGGTCTGAATGATGGCTTAAAAACGGGGATTATTGGGATTGCAGCGTATGTCGCACCACATCTTTTAACCGGGTTGAATGCACTGGCGAAAGCCGTATCAAAAGACCCTAAGCACTTTTTAGATATGGTAATGAGGAATAAGTCATGAAGTGGATAACATCACTGTTTAGTTTTATTTCGGCACCTATTGCAGATTTGTCAGGTAGCTATCGAGAGCGTAAACGTATTGCTGCAGAAATGGCGGCATCGATTGCGACTGCAGAAGGTAACTTAAAGTTGGCTAAGTTGGATGCTGAAGCCAAACGGCTGGCTAACCAGGAAGGTAACGACGCTGATTATGATCTGCAGGTGTTGAAGAACCGGCGCGAGTCGTTAATGGATGAAGTGATTATTACTGTGTTTTTGGGCCTGTTCATTGCCCATTTTATACCGCAGCTGCAACCGTATATGGCAAATGGTTGGCAAGCCATGGGCTACAAAGGCGCGCCCTGGTACTTTGAATTTGTAGTTGTGGGTATTGCGGTTTCAACGTTGGGCTTGATGCGTTTGTTTAGGACGTTTTGGGGGAGTAAGAACACGAAATGGGCAAGTTAGCCCCTTTCGTAAACGTGCGCAAGATGATTCGAATTTTTATACACTTTGGGCTAATAACTGGACCGAGTCAGACCGTCTACAACAAAAAGTAGTCATGATAGTCACCTCTAGTTGACTAAACTTAACCATGTAACGTTTAGTGTATGGGAGGGGTGTACCATCTAATTAATGGCTTAGAGTTATTGTACTAGCCGATGGTAATACCCACTAGATTTTGTAGATAGGTGAAGGGATCGAACTGATACCCTAATTCCATTGACCATAACATGCGTTATGCGCATAACAACAACAGCAACAACAGCAACAACAGCAACAACATATTTTTGTTTGAGACAAAATTAATATAGCATTTCCTTTTATAATCTTTAAAATACCTACCATTCGAATTACCGACAATAACAAATAGTTTATGAAATTTAGAAAAGATATCAATGGTCTAAGAGCTATTGCTGTAATCGCAGTTGTACTATTCCATTTCAACGAATCTTGGTTACCGGGCGGTTTTGCTGGTGTAGATGTGTTTTTTGTTATCTCCGGTTTTTTAATGACTGGGATAATACTCAAGGGTATAGAACAAGAAAATTTTTCTATTTTAAAATTTTATGTTGCTCGTGCAAATAGGATTATTCCGGCTTTAGCTGTGCTCTGCTCGGTTTTGCTCTTGTTCGGTTGGTTTTATCTTGGCCCTGTTGAATATAGAGCATTAGGTAAGCATGTTACTAGCAGTATGGGATTCTTATCCAATATGGTTTATTTTCTTGAGTCAGGCTACTTTGATGCTGCGTCTCACGGAAAGTGGCTATTGCATACTTGGTCGTTATCCGCTGAATGGCAATTCTATATAATCTATCCATTAGTGCTTGTTACTATGCGAAAGTTTATGTCTATAAAGGTAATTAAATCGACGGTTCTAGTTGTAACCCTCTTAGGTTTTATTTTTTGCGTTGTAGTCACCTATAAATGGCCTAATGGTGCATATTATTTATTGCCTACCAGAGCGTGGGAAATGATGCTTGGTGGTGTTGCTTTTCTTTACCCATTTACTATTCAAGAAAAAAGAAAAAAGCTAGTGGAGTGGCTAGGATTAATCTTAATTGTTGGATCTTACGTATTGATATCAAAAGAGAACCCTTGGCCAGGTTATCTAGCCATTGTTCCTGTTCTAGGCGCGTTCCTTATTATACAAGCACAGCGTAATGATAGCCTTATCACTAGTAATGTGGTATTCCAGAAAATAGGGGCTTGGTCTTATTCTATTTACCTGTGGCACTGGCCACTCGTTGTCGCGATTTACTACTTCTCATTAAATGACATATTTATTTATATTGGTATTTTATTATCAGTGTTACTGGGTTTTATTAGTCATAAATATATTGAAAAAATTAAGTTTAGGAATGATTTCTGTAATTTATTTTCTTACTTAAAGTGTAAGCCTGTGTATATGATTTTGGTTGTTGGTATTATTGGGAGTATGACCTTTATAACCAATGGTTTTGAAAGTCATTACTCTGATGCTGTTGTCATAGCGGCTAAAGAGGGTGGCAATCGCAACCCTTATTGCAGGGCAGATAATAATATCCATTGCTACATAGGAAATAAGGATCATATTAAAGCCATTGTTGTGGGGGATAGCCACGCTGAAGCATTAGCTACAGCTGTCGCAGAAGTATATTCGGTTGATTTAAAAGACAATGGTATAGTTCTATTGAAAGCTAATGCTTGCCCATTAATATTAAACGCCAAACAAGTAAGTGGAAACGGATGTTATAAAAAAAACCTCAGTCGGATGGAATATTTAAACTCTCAGTATGAAGGGGTGCCAGTGTTTTGGATAGCAAGAACAGGGGTTTATTTATATGGTCAATCAAACCCTCAAAGGATAAATAATATCAAAGATACCCAGCCTCTGATGTACTTCGATAAGCTGTATATAAAGGCAGAAGAACCTCTATACGAAGATTTAAAGCTCAACTTGAAAGCAACGATTGATAAAATTATTGTTAATCACCCAATGTATATTGTTCAGCCTACACCTGAAATGAGAAGGAATGTACCTAAAGCATTAGTGAAAAATATGATCCTGAATACGGTAAATGATGATCTATCAATAGATTATGACCTGTATCTTCAGAGAAATAAGCATTTAAGAAGCTTGATAAATGAAGTAGCAGTTACGAGTGGTATTCAAGTTTTAGATCCTGTTCCATATTTGTGTCATAACGGCAGATGTATGGCACAATTCGAAGGGCGGCCAATTTATTCTGATGGTGATCATTTGAGTGAATACGGTAATAAATTACTAACTCCGATGTTTAGTTCAACAATAGAAAAATATTTATAGATATTCATTGAAAAGCCTTCAGAATTGGAGGCTTTTTTTTCCCAGCAAAGCTGGCAAACAGCCCGCTTAGCGTTTAACTTTATTCCAATCTAACTCTTTCACCTGTTCAATCACATCAGCTACACCATTCAACCGCTTTAATGCACGGTTAAAATTTTGCTGTGATACATTGTTCAACATAGCTGCATCATTTTCTGTTAGCCCTTTAGTGAGGTGGTCGACCAAGGCACTTTTGATATTCTCACTGCCAATTTTGGTTAGCTGTAAAAGCAAATTAATTCGTTCTTCTGACTCTAAACCTTTAGTTAAAAACTTCATAAAATTAACATCACTTAACTGATTCGGGTGAATTGATATTTATCGTTAAGATAAACCTGAGCGGTCTGTCATTTAGTGGCAAACAACGTCACAACTTTGACATTAGCGATCCTTAATTGATCGTTGAGATCCTTTCTAGATAAGGCTTGGGCAATATCAGCTTGTCTATCCTTATGTCAAAAACGTAAAAAAATTGCGAAAACGCGGTAGGCGAAGAGGAGTGAATTTATCGGGGATTTACGTGCACGATTAAATCGTTTTCCCCAGCCATCCGCGATGTCTATGTATTATAACGAACATCACACACAACTGTATAAAACAACAGTTAATTATCGTATAATTTACAGGTCAGTATGTGAAATGAGTGGATGTTTTATGCGAGTACTTTGCCCAGAGTGCGGTGTTAAAAGCCGCATCCAGAAAACGAATAGAATTTCGAATAGCTACACAGATTTATATTGCAGTTGTAACAGCGCTGAGTGTGGTCATTCATTTGTTATGAATCTAAGTTTTAGCCATACGTTGAGCCCATCAGCGAAAAGTTCAAGCCAGTTAGCCTTTGAGTTGTTGAGAACCCTAGCGCCTACTCAGCAACAAGAACTTAAGCAACAACTATCAATGTTGTAGATAATAAAAAGCCCTCAACGTTGAGGGCTTTTTATTAAGTTCACTTTGCTTTTAAGCCCCGTCATAAGTACCCGTGTTAATGTTCCTCATTCAAACCTTAAAAACAATAACTTATAAGACAGATACATATTATTAAGTAATATATATCTGTCTACCGTTTCATTTTATACCACTTGCTTTGGTTGCTTAGACGTTCTGAATGCATGTATATAGTTTAGGATTTTCTTCTCTACTGTAAGATGAAGTATGATTCCAAGTAATGTAGTTAAAATAATGCCTAAAAATAAACCAATTTCCCACCCTGTGCCTATTTTTCCGAAAACACGTTGAGTGATAGATAGTGCTGGATTATGTATCAGATAGATCGAATAACTTGCGTTACCTAACAATATAAAAATACCTGGCCAAGTTAATTTTTTATTATTCTCAATCGTTGTTGAACCAACAATTAGTATCGCCATCCCTAAAGAAAATATTAATCTTATAGAATTAGAATATTCACTAAAGTAAATACCTATTATCCCTAGTGAAATACCAGTCACAATTAAGAATGGTGCTATTTTAAAGCTCGTTTTCTTTAGTAGTGCAGCCGCTATCATACCTATTACAAATTCAAGATTGAGTAAAGAAAATATATAGCTGCCAGCACCACTAGGAACTTCACCTAAACTATTTAGCGTTACTATTGCCGTTACCCAGATAAAAATTAAACACAGAAACGCTCTGTTGCTGTAAAAAAATAACAAAAATATAAAATAAAACATAATTTCATGTATTAGTGTCCAAGCAACACTTAGAACTGGAGCCCCTGAATCTGGAATTAGAAAAATGGAGCTGAGAATACTGACATTACGTCCTCCATCTCCGGATAGGGACGGAATGAAAAAATAAGCTAACGCTAATGGTATGGCGATACACCAGTAAATAGGATAAACCCTAGTAACACGTTTTTTAACGTAATTCGTTACACTTTTAAGTGATTTATTATCGTATTGATGAATATACATGATAATAAATCCAGACAAAACAAAGAAAAAATCTACACCGAAATTCCCTTTTCCAATAGTGTTGTTTACCCATGCAGGCACTTCACCGATAAATGCTGTTGTAGATGTTGCTGCGTGATGCCCTACGACGGCCAGCGCCGCAAGCCCCCTAAAGACCTGTAAACTAGATATATTTTTTTTCATTTCACTTTAAAATTGATGTGTCATAACCATATGGTATAGCTAATTAAAGCAATGGTATATAACTAATTCAAAGCATCGAGCATCAAGGTCATCATATTTACCTAACATAAATGTTCCTCCATCAAAGGCGGCTTATCAATTTGTTGTCCCTGGACTGGGATCACCGACTCAATATTCATTGTTATTGTCTGATTACTGGTTTCAACATCTGGAACACAGGTGTTATCCGATGGATATGCATCCCGCGTACAGTTATTGACACTAGTCCAAGGAAAACGGCTCCCGCCGCTTTCAGCAGTGCCTAAGAGACTAAGTGCAAGTGCACCTAAGTCCTTTGGCTGCGTTTCCTTTCTAACTAATGTCCACTGCTTTTCACGCGTTAACACGGTAATGCCAACACCTTTAAGACCAGCAGTCTTTTTAACTAATTCTTGATAGTGATTTTCTGAACGTTCATAGAAAAGTTTTATTGGGCGGTTACGTTGTTTAAGGCGGTGTCCACCCATCCAGTTGAAGTAAGATGCAAAACAACCGCAGTCTGCAGCAAGGCGTATTTTTTCAAACAGGCAAAACTCTTGCTCTTTTTCAATGCGGCGAAGTTCGCGCCATACGGTAACCGATGGTGTTTTTTGAAACTGAAATTGGCGAAAGCAAAATGCACGTGACCAGGCTGTTACATTAGTAACTGTTTCCGTTAAGTCGACCAGTTGTGAATCATGGTCTTTGTGCCCTTCTAACTTATGTGCATCAATATTCTTTGAAATGTATTTAGCAATATAAGAAACAGCATCACCTTTACTTCGATCTACTTTTTCAATTTTTACACGCGCTTCCATTGCTTTTAATTTTGGCATGCCGTCATCAGTAACTAGTTCATCACTATCGCGTTGATGTTGGTATTTGGTTAGCAGTTCGGTAAATTCTTCAACTTGGTTTTTCGGTACAAAGAAAACACCATGCCAATGCGGAGTTCCATCAACATGTGGTTCTACAACACGCATGCCGTAGTATGTTAACTCTGCTCTATCTGCAGCGCTGCGAAAACGCTGCCAAGATATAGACAACCATTCGTGTGCTGCAATAGGGTTCGCGCCATTCCAGTTAGGATTTTCGACAAAGTATTTACCGTGCTTTTTTAATCTGTGATAACGACCGGCAGCAGTCATGGTGATAAACAATGCAACATGATCATTATTATCCGCATATTCCTGGCAACCACGTAACTGTGTCATTAATTCATAACGACGGTTAGCAGGGTTAGATACCGATGCATCATACACATCTTTAAGTTCAAGCGTTTCACCACATTCACTTTCGATTGCCATGCTATCAAGCCAATCAAGTTGCTTCTTCTTGCGGTCTTTCAGCCATTGGCAGGTAGTGAATGAAGCGTAAGGGCTTACGTGAGGTGAAACCATGCCAGCAGCACGACGGGCTGATTCAAACGCAATGGTTACCTTTTGATTAATTGCACGTAGCCAAACTGCATCGTCACACGCTCGAACGATTAGACCTAAATATACGTCATCATCACTATCACGTTTTTTGGGCTCAAAATGCGGCATCCATAATGCGAGTCCAGTGAATTCGTTTATTTCTTCGAGTGCTTCAAGTGGTCTTTTCCCTGCTTTTAATGCAAGTTCTAAATGTAAACGTGCGCGCCCTGTTAGTTCATCAGCAAGACGACCACGTTTATATTCAGTATCTACACGGTACCAAGGTTCTGGTAATACGCCGAAACTAGCGGCAATGTGTGCACTACGATCATCAATAAATTTAACGGCACGTTTTAAGCCGTGTTTTTTTAATCGAGCCGCACCAGCTGCATCAAGGTAATTTTTAATATCGTAAGGAAAGTTGAGTTTAGACACGACCGAACGTGCGAAAGCAAAAGCGCGATCACGTGCCGGTTCTGTGTTGTATTTGTTGGCGTTGTTACTAACAAAGCTTGCTAGTTCACAACGCAGGTTATACGGTAATTTTTTAAGCGGGTTCTTACTGTCTTTGACTGGAGTGTACATTAACAAGGCTTACCGTATTGTGCTCTAAACTCTTCAATAGATAATGACTTCAACTGACCCGCTTTTACTTTGATACGTTGAATATAATTACGCTTCGAAAAATTTTTACGCTCACTGATCACTTCTAAATCAGCGCGTAACTTTCTAACATTCGCCAAACCGCGACGTCTTTGTTCAAGGGTTAATTTACTCATATTTCAGCATGCTCCTGAATATCTAACACAATGTAACCACCCGCACTTTTGATGCTGCGCAGTACACCACGGAAAAGTTGGCGACAATCCAACATCAGACATGCATTTTCAACGGCATCATCTTTACTTTCATGATCACCGATTTCAACGGTTTGTGGCTTGCATGTGTCAGGATCACGAATTGTGCCGCCATCAGGACAAATCTTTATTGCTACATACATCATGCTGCCACCTCGGTATTTACTGGCATTGCCATTAATTCTAATATTTTGCTTTTAGCATCAAGTGCAGCTTGCATTGGACCTGAATGACCTAACCAAATTTCGGTGCAATAAAGCATCGCTGCACAATAACTTGCTGTAGTAGCATTAATGTAATCGAAACCGTGCGGCATAACCTTCACAGAAAGTGAATCGCTAACACCACTGTATTCAACAGTAATATCAATCGCATCAGGTCTTGATATGGCAATAAACATGATTTCATTAATAACGCTTTGAAGTGTTTCCATAATATCTATCCTTTTAAATTACATGCCTGGTATCGGCATTCCATTGATCACTACATCTGTACACATAGACACGAACGGTCCTGCAACACCGCAGCGGTTTTCAACGTCTGACATAAGAAAAACCAATTCACGGACTGCTGATTGTGCCTTTTTTACAATTTCGTCTTTCTTATGGCGCGTAAGGCGGCGGTCTGATTCGGCTTCTAATATGTGGCGGTTAATATCACCGGTATAACCAGTAAGACTCATTGCGCTTACGGTTAATGGTTTTGATTCACTTGCTTCTGGTAAACAAACAACATTCATTCCCAGTTCACTGATGGTGCTATTAATGATGTCTGCATTTTTTGTGAACTTGGTGATCATAACTAAGTCTTTCACCGTGAGCTGGTGTGTTTGATTTGGGTTTAGCTTGTTGCGCAACATTTGCCCCGACATACCGCATTCACCTGCTACCGTTTCAACGTTCTCTGATTGGGTGAAGCGCAGGCAAGCCGTATCGAAAGCACTATGTTTTATTTCGGTATTTTCATACATTGCTAAAATTTCCCTATTTGCGATGATGAAACTAGGCTGACAACGCAGCGAAGGTGAATATGAAAACTGCAAAGGCAACTTCACATACGATGATTACTGGGCATATGAATTCGTGTTTGATTTCACACTGACTGCACAGTCTTGTGCATTTACCTTTGCTGCTTAATTTGACTCGCTTAAGCATGTTGAATACCTCTAAGCGAGCCATGGTTTATCGTTGTTTGATTCCAAGCATGTGACGGTTAGCTTTGCGATATTGACAAAGCGAGTGGCACGGGGCTGATGTTGAGTAAACGGAATGACACCACGATCCATCTGTGCTGCAACAGCACATTCAGTCTGACCCGTTTCCTTTGCATACTTAGGGATACTCATAAGAGGTATAGGCATCTGGATTACAATATTTGTCGACATGATTAGTTCCTTATGGGATTATTTAGGGTTACTGCCATTTAATAACACCACCTGTTGCCAAAGGGGGTGTATAGACACACTATATAGGTATTAATAAACATGTCAACAGTTGTAGGATTGAAAATAAAGAGTATTCGAGAAGCTGAAGGGTTAACTAGAAGTCAACTGTCTGATTTAATTGGGTTTTCAGTGGACTCTATTAAACAGTATGAAACTGGAAGAATTAAGTCTATTGGTTTGGATAAACTTGAAAAGATCATAAATCATGATCGATTTCACAAATATGCTTTGTGGCTAGTGAGCGACCAAGTTGAAACAGAGGTAGGGCAAATATCCCCCAGTGAATTAAAAAAGGGTGACTTTAAACACCCCACCGAAAAGCACATCAAGCTCCCCTTCTATGAAATATCTGCATCTGCTGGCGTTGGTTTATTAGCAGAAGTTGAAGAACGTCCAAAAACAATCAGTTTTGAACCAAGCTGGCTACGTAATGACATTGGCGTATGTCCAAATAATGTATTTCTGATGTTGGTAGACGGTGACAGCATGCAGCCGACATTAAAGAACGGCTCTATGATCATGGTTAATCGTGATGTGGATAATTTATCTGATGGGGTTTATGTCATGCGTCATGACAATAACCTGTTAGTGAAGCGATTACAGATGTTACCAGGCGGCATTATTCGCGTTAAATCTGATAATTCCATGTATGACCCTTGGGAAATCACAAAATCGCAATTGGATGGTGAAGAACTTGCGCTTATAGGGCGTGTTGTTTGGACTGGGCAGAAGATGTGAGCGAGCTTAATAATGCTTAGTACTGCTTAACCCCATTTTATGACTTAGTTCACACAACTAAAGTACCTACCTAGATTAAGGTACTCCAATATGTAAACTCATAATTATTATACAATAAATTAATGTAGATAATAATTATGAGTAACGTAACCTACGACCCCCCCGCACACGAAACGGCCCTTAATCGCTTTCAATCTGATAATTCCATGTATGACCCGAAAGAGATCACACAACTTAAAGCTTTATGGCAAGAAAGGACTCAAAGAAGTACATCGCTTATAGTTCCAAGTATGTCGAGAGAAAATTCAAAATTAATACCAAATGATATCCATCCTTCACGTTGGCATTTTAATATCCCTTATGCTTTTCGTGATGCTTTAGATATAAAGTATGAGCAAAGAAAAAAAGATAAAAAGACATATATGGTATGGACTCAAGGTCCGATGCTAAGTTTTCACGAAGGTGATACTTTCACTTCAAAAAACCAAGACTGCGCACTTCAGATTGTCTTTGCAACTGGAATGGGTTGGGATACAGCTAAAAATAAAATGTATCAAGGTAGTGTTGTATTTGAAGAATTTAAGATTACAAATAAAAAATACACCAAAGTAAAACAGCACTCCTGTGACCAAATGGCATTTTTAGAAATATTAATCACCGGCAGTATTTTATAGGTAATATTCATTCATAAGGATTCAAATTGATAGTCTTTGAACTTTTAAATATTAAGCCAGGGGATGCGATTAAAGTTGATAACCCTTGGAGCGATAATGGGCCTCGAGACGTTGTTCCTTTGGCACTATCACGAAATGGAATTTCTATTCGAGCAATAGATACGCGTTATGGCGATATTAGTTATGTAGATGCTGATTGGACTATTTACACTTCTGATGATAATGCTCTGCAACTACAAGATCTGCCTTATATTAAACAAAAGCTAGATGAATTGCATTCTCTTAAGTTAGAACAAAAAGAAGCCCATAAACGCATAAAAGCAATTCCACAGGAAGTAATTGAGCGTGAATTCTCAACGTTAGATGAAATTCTAGCGACCATTGATATGAATAATATAAAGGTTGCTCTTACTGGTACGCTGCCTATTCCTCGGTCAGATGCAAAATCTTTACTAGAAAGTAATGGTGCAATTGTTATGGGAAGCGTTGGTAAACAAACATCATTTTTATTTATGGGTAATACTGGAAGGCATGAAATTACTACAAAAATGAAAAAGGCACATAGTTTAGGTGTTAAAATTATCACGTTATAAACTTCATAGAGAAATTTAATCACCGGTGTTCGTATACAGTCTACATTAAAGAACGGCTCTATGATCATGGTTAATCGTGATGTGGATAATTTATCAGATGGAGTTTATATCATGCGTCATGACAATAACTTATTGGTGAAGCGACTACAGATGTTACCAGACGGCATTATTCGCGTTAAATCTGATAATTCTATGTATGACCCTTGGGAGATCACGAAGTCGCAATTGGATGGTGAAGAACTGGCGTTGATTGGGCGTGTGGTTTGGACTGGGCAGAAAATGTGATTGGTAAATTTTCAACTCCATATGAGGCATCCAAATCAATCATAGCCTGTTTCATAGCATTTTGGTTTGGATTATTCCTAGGATATTACACAACATATTTTTATTACGGTGAGGAAATGGCTATGAAAGCTGACATGCTGGGAGCTATAGGTACCTGGGTAGCTAGTGCAGCTACACTTTTCACATTGTTTTTTTTAATTATTCAAAATAACAAAACTCAGAAAAGGCAAGAGCAACTTGAAGAACGACAAAATGAGCTGTGGGAAGCTCAACAAGTTAAAATTAACTTCGAAATGTACCAAGCACATAAAAGAGAGTTTTTTAACGTCTTAGATGATATTGAAAAATCATCTCCTATGGATATTGAGTTTTATGATAGAGAGGGGTTATATCGTCGTATTTTCCCAATGAACAGCTTTTATAATGTCAAGTTTGAAGTAAAAATTGGTGATACGCTTAAGTTTGACAACGGCAATTTTACTAATATCAATAAGGCATATACATCAAGTATTGAACTCCTAAACGCCCTTGTTTATGACCCCGCCTATATTGGCAACAACGACATCAGGCCTATCCAATTCATTCATTCTTTACAAGAACTAGCAAGTAACCTCCAGTTGTTTATCAAGCCAAATGGAGGTTTTGGTGATGTAACTTCTGAAGATGGAATGTTGATTAATGCGTATAAATTAGATAAGACGATTAATGAATTTCATAACGCATTTAAAAATATATCAGTATTTACGGGAAATCCAGATGTGAAAAGTGTTTTCAATTTGAATAGCCCGACTTACATGGACGCAATGCAAAAAGCTATATTTACACGCCTTAGTGAGCCAAATATGTTTAACCTTAATCTTGATAAAAATAGATATGCACTTGGTTTATATGAATTTTATAAATTTTTTGAGCACCAAGATGTTCGGATAGCTGATATGCGGATAGCTGATAATGATGGATTTCATTCAGAACTACATGAATACATGATTAATCCAGAAAAAATTGAAGCACTTGTTCATGATAGAACCACTTTAACAAATAAAATTAACTGTATTTGCGAAAGGTTTAATAAGATTAGTGACCACCTTAAAATAGAAAGGGTTGATGAATTTAGATCCATCTATAACATTTTTAATATGTTATTTATAACTCAGTATTGTTTTGATAATAACCCTATATCATTTGCATAATAAGATAATTAGAACACGATAAAATTCAAATAATAAGTCTGAAGCCACTCGAATAAAATAGGTATGGCTTCAGTCTTATTCATAAGCCTAAAAATTCGAACATTCATTTATTTGATATTAATGCTAGGAATGTCCGCGCTAATTAGTTATCCAATAGTTTATGACGAGATTAATTTAGACGAAAAGTTATGAATTTTTCCATGCTGAAAATGTTTTACTTGCGAACAAAAAAGTCAGTACTGCTAATGTCATAGGCGCTAACCATCGAATAACTAACAGCTTCGATATTGCAGCATAGGCTGGTCCAGTTCCTGCGACCATATCACTTAAACACCAACTAATTGACCATCCAGTTCCAACGGCCATGATGAGTGTAACGACAAAGCCGACAGGCCAAAAATATCCCGTTAATTCATGAAGCTGCTCTATTATGTTCTCTTTTTTTCTTGCCATTGAATGCCCTTATAAATTATTTTGCTTCAAAAGATCTACATTTAATCTACCAGTAATTCTTTTTGTTCAGCATTTTCCAGTAACCAAATACCAATTGATAATGAAGATAAATGCCAAAATAAATTAATATTTTGAAAAGGGACTATATTCATTCCTTTAAATAAGCCTACAACACCAAAACAAATACAAATAACAGCTACAACAGTAAAAACCAAGCCAACTCTGAAATTACATGCAATACTTAAAATAGTGACATACGCAATCATTAATAAAACCATCACAAGTAACATTGTTATAATAGTTGCGAATCCAATCAAGATATTTTCTGAGAGTAGCCATGATATCCCTGTAAGGCTACTCGATACCTGCGATATACCAAAATCAATATAATAAGCAAGCCAAGTGAAAGGAATGATAAGCAAACCAGAGTATTTTTTTATTTGTTCGAAATAATCCATATTTATAACTTCCTATAGTAGATATATAGCCGCAAATAACTAACGGCTTTTCATAGCACTGTTTACTTTAAGCCCTCCTTATCAGAGGGCAAAATAAGCTAGTGTGGTAATGAACGGAAATGTTTACAAACGTATTCTAACTGGCCATTTCTGCGGCGAACATACGCACACACAGGCACAACTTTAGGATTAAGCATATTAATATCCTCTATTTAGATGCTCTAATATAAAAACATCTATAATGAGAGATCGAATTTGCAAAACCTAATATCAAGTGCTAATCTTCATGTTCTCACGCAAGGAGATTAGTTTGATAATAGGTGTCAAGGGTAAGACCTCGTAACCTTAACTAAATTTTCTTTAAAGACCGCCTAATTTGGCGGTTTTTTTAATTCAAATATTCCATATTTCACCTCCTTTAATAACCTTTAGCTTTCTTCACAAAATACCTTCTTCCTTACTTAACCTCCCTTATTAGAAGGCCAAATAAATTAGTGTGGTAATGAACGGAAATGTTTACAAACGTATTCTAACTGGCCATTTCGGCGGCGAACATACGCACACACAGGCACAACTTTAGGATTCAACATATTAATATCCTCTATCTAGATGTTCTAGTATAAAAACATCTATAATGAGAGGTTGAATTTGCAAAACCTAATATCAAGTGCTAATATTCATGTTCTCACGCAAGGAGATTAGTTTGATAATAGGCGTCAAGGGTAAAACCTCGTAACCTTAACTAAATTTTCTTTAAAGATCGCCTAATTTGGCGGTTTTTTTGTATCAAACTTTTCATATTTCACCTCCTTAGTACACCCCTTCACTTCTGATTAATTTAACCTGTTTAACCAGACCTCAAAAAAAACAACACCCACTAAGAGCATTGTAACATGAAAAGTCTGATTAACAAAACTTATTTAACCAGATTTATTTTATTGCTTTATAAACGAATTCTTTCCCGCCAGACTCAGCAACTTCTTCTGAGCGCATGATATATCCACTCTTAAAAAGTTTTTTCAACCGGGTACTAGCATTTGCAGCACTCAAATCAAATTCACTAGCAATTAGCGATGTAGTTACTTCTTTTCGGTCTAAAATAAACTCTACTAGTGACATAGTAGCTGAGTTCATCTTAGGACCTATTATTTCATGTTTTTTATCTGACCATACAACCAAAGGCTGGTCTTTAGCCTCTGCACCGTACGTCCAATTGTCGATTAAATCACGGTTCGCTACATCTGTTAAGTAAAAGCCTTTTTCACAACGGAAATGCTTCGCTAATGCAATAACACTTTCACGGGGAAAAGATGCATCGGTAGCTTCGATATCTAAAAGTGAAACCCTAAAGATATCGACAGAACTATTGCTTTCAACAAGTTCAACTAATTTACGAAACACTTCTTTTCCCTGAGCATTACCAAAAGGATGATCACTTTTAGTATATTCTAGAAGATTTATAATCATAAGACTCTGCTTAATTATTTTTATTTAAGGAGATTATAGGTTATTCGATGTAAAAGTCAAAACAAATATGCGTCCCTTTCAGGTGCAATAGATCTTTAAGTATACTATAGCTGATTAACCTGTTATCTCGATAATTCATTGTTAATTCAAAATGTTCTTGTCGAATACAGATCGTTGCATTAAAGTCTGCTGCTATATCCCTACTCCGTTTTAACCCTAAACCTCGACTTTTATCAACGTTATTTAGAGCGCTACTAATACTACCTTTTTCGAATACATACTTAAGTAATAATGCATCAGAATCGGGGATTGATTCAGCAAAAGCACGTTCAAGATCAGGATAACGTTCCGCTAGTACTTTTCTTAACGTAGCTACAATTCCCTCGCCATTATCTGAAATAACAGTCTGTATTTGAGATTGCCTCTTACGTTTATAAATTTGAACTGCAACAAAGCCATCTAATGGTGAGTTAGCATGCTCTCCAATATTTCCGAACAATTCAGCTACATAGGTAAAAGCCAAGTTAGCATTATCCTTGCCAACTTCTGTAGCTAATACTTTTTTTATGTATATAGGTATGTTTTCATCCGGCTCTCTAGAATCAATCGAAACAAATTCCATGAGCTTCTGATTTTGACCATAGCGTTCATTCTGTTTTGTTGGTGTAGGAGTAATTTGGATATTTTTATCCACTAAATCAAACCAACCTACACGGCAAAGATAACCAAAAGCGTTTTGGGCTTGGCTAAAGTCCAACTTAATTGACTTCCCCTTCAAGGCACAAAGTTGATTAACCAATGCTAAAATGCGACTTAAAGTGCTAATTAAAAAACTATAGTTAGGGAAAGAAAAAGTAATATGTTGAATATCATCAGACCATATTTCAGGATATTGCTTTAAAGTGTTTTCTAAGCAGGGTATATCAAGCCATTTGCGATTATGAGCAAATTCAACTTGTAATGTATCTAAAGACAAACTCCATCGAAACGCATCGTCTTTTTTGAATTTATACTCATGCTCATAAAGACAAGAATTTACAGCGGTTCTATCAAGCTGGAGGTTTTTCGCTATTTCTCGAGCCTTTAATCCAGGTCGATGAGCCAGTAACTCTGAGATCTGTTCTTTCATTAAATATCCATATCTTTGATGACCATATACAATATATGGTTATCAAGGCAAAATTCAATAGCAACGGATACAAAACAACGTTAAATAGCAGTAACTTATAAATATTTTGTATTACCACCATCAATTCAAACATTGAAACATTGAAACATTGAAACAGCCTTATTTTAATCCTATGATACATTTAAAGCTGTATAAAAAAACAGTATTAGTAGGGTAACTTAATGTCGATTAAACAGATTACCAACGGCTATGAAGTCGATTGCCGCCCACAAGGTCGAAACGGTAAGCGGTACAGAAAAAAGTTTACGACCAAAGGTGAAGCGCAAAAATATGAGCGCTGGCTGTTATCAACCCAAAATCAAAAAGGTTGGGTTGAAAAGTCTGCTGATAAGCGCCCCCTACTCGAGTTAATACAGCTTTGGTATCACTACCATGGCCAACAGCTTAAGACTGGTGAAAAAGAGCTTAAACACTTGCTAGCTATCGATTTCGAATTAGGCCACCCAAGAGCAGACCAAGTCACGCGACAGTGCTTCACTCAATATCGCGCACTAAAAATGGCAGAAGGTAAAAAAGCGACAACAATTAATCGTAACCAAACTCGATTAAGCAGTGTCTTTACCGCTTTGATTAAAGCTGAAGAATTCCATAACGAGCATCCACTTAAAGGTTTAAGCAAGTTAAAAGAACGTGTATCTGAAATGGGATTTTTGAGTAAGCCTGAAATCAAGCAGCTTCTAAACAGCCTCAGTGGTGATGAATTACATATTGCTAAACTATGTCTATCAACCGGTGCCCGTTGGACTGAAGCGGCAGAACTGAGAGGCAGTGATATCGTGCATGGTAGAGTGACGTTTAGTGATACCAAAAATGGTAAAAATAGAACGGTACCCATTACCAGTGAATTAATGAGTGAAATCCATCACGGGAAAAGTAGCCGGTTATTCAAAGGATCTTACGCTACATTTTATAGTGTACTGAAGGATCAGGAATTTGATTTGCCAAAAGGCCAGGCTGCGCATGTTTTACGTCATACATTTGCTAGTCACTTTATGATGAATGGCGGTAATATATTAACGCTACAGAAGATCCTGGGACATTCAACAATAACGCAAACGATGACTTACGCCCACCTCGCCCCAGACTATCTAAACGAAGCAATGACACTAAACCCAGTGTCCACATTATGACCCAATTAGTATGCTTTGTTGCTGTTTACTGCTCGACACTGCAAAGCTAACGCCCCGTAATAGCTGGGAAAGCCTATTATAGCGGTTGTATATAAGCCTCCTTAGGGAGCCTTTTTTGATCGCTTAAACCTGTTGCTTCAATTGTGTTACTAGTTCTGGGGGTAAATTTAGGTGTTTCTCTAATTCATCCAAATATGCTTTTTCCATAAAGTGGTCAACATCGATAACAGAATAAGAGATTAAATACACTTCACAGGCTTTTTCAACTGAGGTTACTCTTGCTGCTAGCGCTGCGGGATCAAGAGGCTTAAGTAGTGCCGTTTCAATAAGCTGGTTAGTATCACTATCAATACCCAACTCATTTAATTTAGTAATAATAGCTTGGTGTTCTTGCTCATCAACATGCCCATCTGCTCTTGCAGCACCGATCATCGCATCGAGTAAAAGATCCGTATCGCATTGTAAGACAACTTCTGGAGCATTCTCGAGGTTTGTTGTGCTCTGTTGCGACTGCCACTTTTGATATGCATAATAAGCAGCGCCACCTAGGGCAGCAACACTACCCACTTTAGCTGCTTTTCCTGCGTAGCTACGCCCTTTTTTACTGCCTAGAATAGCCCCTAAAATACCACCAGAGGCCAAACCACCACCAAAACCTGATGCTAGTTTTTTAACTGATTGAGAGTTCACATTTTGCTTATTCAATGCACCACTATTCTTGTCTAACAACTGCTTACCTTCACTTAGCAATTGTTGAAATAATTTACTGCTATTCATATTTGGTACTCCCTATTAATTAGCTCAAATTAATATAAAGCATGCAATTCTATTACCCAAGATAGTTGACAGTAATTTTCCAAACAGGTGCACTAATTTACATTTAGCCAGCTCTAATTATAAAACGCAGCACAGTGCGCTCAGCGCGATATTAAACATAAGCAACCCTATTACAGTGCCTGTGAATAAGTCTTCTCAAAACTCCATTTTTATATAACAAATACAACTAAAACCATCAGTCTTTAGTTGTATTTAATTTCTAGTTTTTTCTTGATTTTTCAATAAATCTGAAAATTAAGAGATAAAAACATTAAAATACAGTCACTTATATAAGCACGCCAAGTTAACACACATGTTTATCCACAGATTTTGTGGATAACATAGAATTAAAGCCAGCTATTGGGAAAACAATGCCAAAATATGGCTAGTTTAGTCCACAGCCTAGTTTTTATACTTAAAGTTATGCACAGGGAAAGAAATTACCCGACTTTATATACACAAGTATCAGCTCCCTGTGTATAACGCCATGATTAATCAGAAAGTGGGCTGTGGGTAACAAGCTAGTTATAAAAGTAGATAAAATATAATAGGTGTATAGCAGTGATATTGTGTATAAAACGGGTATAAAAAAAGCCTCAATTGAGGCTTCTTTATCATCAGTATATGTTGCCAACTATTCAGTCTGTGCTAATTAGTTTACGCCTGACTCATCTTCAAGTTGGTCACGTAATTCCGCTTCCAGTTCTTGTTTTAATTCGTCTTGAAGTTGATAATACGATAAATCGTTTT